CACCTCATTCCCCATTCTGTGCATCGCTAATGCGACAATCTGTCGTTGGTCCATGGAAGTTGCAAAAGGTCAGCCTTTCAAGCTGAACAATTGCCCCCTCCTGGTCAACGGCGATGACGGTCTCTTCAAGACAACACAGGATGGCTACACGATCTGGAAACGGATCGCGGAATTCTCCGGAATGTCAGAGTCAGTAGGAAAAACTTTTGTATCGCGAAACTTCGCGAACATCAATTCAACCAACTACCTCTTCGACCCCGAAAACCCGCAACCCGTCTCTGTGATCCGTAAGATACTGAACCAGTATGGAATGCCGGTGGACGACCACGTCGTCAGATGGAACCCTTACCGACGCACCCGATATGTGAACATGGGTCTCATGCATGGCCTCAAGAGGTCAGTAGGCTTCAACGCCAACATGCAAAACCCATTCAGTTCACTCGGATCGCGGTATCGGGACTTGATGGAATCGGCCCCCCTCGGTCTAAGGACAAAGGTGTCACAGTTCTTTTTCCGGCAGAACAAGGATCTTCTCGAAGAAGCACGTCTCCCATGGCATGTGCCTGAGTGGCTCGGTGGCCTCGGCCTCGACTATCCCGGAAGCCCGCATCGACCAACACGTCTGCAATTGCAGATTGTCGGCTCGATACTACGCTCCTGGAACCCGTCGACGCCCAAGCGCCCCGAGCCCATCCGGGAGGAGTACGTAACTCCCCACGGACGCCAACCGACCTACGGTGAATTGGTTGCATCTGCATCTCTGCAGCATCGCACCTCTCACCGTCCAAGGTCGCTGGCCTCTAGCACACGCGAATGGAACACTTGGCAACTCGCCTTGCAGCGAGTTCCAATGACGTACCCATCGAGCTCCAAAACCTTCGAAGGGGTCGAAGCATTCAGCGACTTTATGGCCGCTGAGTGCATCAACCTCCTCTTAGATTCCAGAACCCTTCTCCGAGACATACAGAACTTTCAGGAGGATATGGGACAGCGAGTGCTCGACCACAACCGACAGATTTGGCGCTACGATCTCAAACGTAGACTACCTGAACCTGTCGATGAGTCGACACTCCCGTTCCAACCAACTTACCAATCCTACATACCTGATCCCTCGTACACCTCTCCCTCCTCACGCGCACATTCAAGTGCGCTCGCCAGTCTCGACTGACATCGAAACCTTTTGGCTGGACATACAAGTTAGTGA